CAGCCACCACATCGGTGACGGCCACCAGCGGTTACACACTACCTGCTGACTGCCTGTACATGACCCGGGTGGAGTACAACGGGGTGCCCCTCAAGCTGATAAGTCAGCGTGAGAGGTCAGCCCTTGACCAGCCCGGTTACGGCGGGAGCCTTACCAAAGGTGACCCGACGCATTGGTTCCAGTACGCCAACATGACGTACATGTGGCCTACCCCGGCGACTGCTGAGGTTATCAGGTACTACTACGTCGCCCAGCCGGCAGCCATAGTTACGGCATCTACGACATTCACCATCCCGCAGCAGTTCCATGCAGCCATTCAGGATTACGTGCTCTACCGGGCCTTCACCAAGGACCAGGATCAGGGCAAGGCTGAGTGGCACAAGCGTGAGTTCATACAGGGTGTGTTGGATGCCAAGATGCGTGAGAATCGCAGGCGTTGGGCTGGTGGTTTCCCGAAGGTGCATACGGATAGGTCGTATTCCACATACAATGGGGTGGTGTAATGGCCTTCCTGCCTAACAAGGTGACCTACAGGATACCGGTGTTCGATGGTGGACTGAATACCAAGTGGACTGACTTGAGTGCCCCGGCACACATGTCTCCGTCACTGTTACAGGTAGCATATTCCGACGTAGGCGCAGCTACGCTTGCTCGTGGATATAGAAAATTGAATGACACCAGGATAGAGTCGTTCCCGGTGGACGGGCTACACTCATTCTATGACTCCGTGAATCAGGAAGGCAAGTTGGTGGCCGTGTGTAACGGCACCGTCTATGCAGCCGCTTCAGGTTCTTCGGCGTTCAGCCCGGCTACAGGTGGCACGTCCGTGTTCACCCAGGGCAAGGATGTGTGTGCCCGGACGGTCGAGGATGAGGCTTGGATGACCAACGGGTACGAAAGTGCACGCAGGTATGATGGATCTGAGGTATACCTCGTGAACCCTGGACTCACATCAGGTACCGCGTCGGCGTTGGCATCGTTCGGTGTTGGATCCATGAGCACCGGCACCTACTCGTACAAGATGTCCGGTGAGGATGCCGACGGCCGTGAGGGGAATGCGGCGACCATCACTACGGGGATAGTGATACTGTCCGCCGCCGTGAAAAATGAAGTAGAGTTGACGGATATCCCCGTGTACCCTGCGAGTGCTGGCGTGGTGACCAAGTACTTGTATAGGAACACGGCGGGAGTCTCCAACCTTTGGTACCGGGTGACGGCCCTCACCGCGAATCAGACCACTTACCTTGACCAGGCTTCGGATAGCGTGCTGTCTACGTCCGAGGTCACCGACAATGATGCACCCACCCTATGCAAGTGGTGGTGGTATCACCGTGGTCGCATGTTCGGGGCAGGCGATGTGACCTATCCGATGAGACTGTACTACAGCAAGGCTGGTCACCCGCATGCATGGCCTGCTTTGAACTACCTTGAGATAGGCAAAGGTGATGGTATGCCCATCACTTCCGTACGCGTCATGGGAAACTCTGTGATAGTCCACAAGGGTACCCCGGACGGACGTACGGTAGCCTTGTACGTGGTCTACATGCCAGATTCCGAGGGATCCACGACCTCTTCTAACTGGTATGTCATCAAGTCCCCCGCCGCCTATGCGGCCATGGGTGACAAGGGCGTGGCTGAGTTCGAGAACATGATGGCGTTTTTGGACAGAGGTGGCCTGTACGCCTTCAACGGTGAGCAGATATCAGGATCTCCAAGCACAGCACAGGCTGGGCAGTACATGGCTCAGTCACGGTCGGACAATATCGAGCCGGACGTGTCACAGTGGAAGTCTTCCTTGCTGTCCAAGGCAGCCATGACCGCCTACGATGATAGCTTGTGGCTGGCAGTGCCCGGGTCGCCGACGAGCCTGCAGAATGACGCCTTGTACGTGTACGATTACTCGGTATCAACCAAGCAGCGCGGTGACGGGGCGTGGTCCAAGCTCAACCCGCTCGGGATCAACAACTTTTCAGTGCATAACGGTACCCTAGTAGGTGGGTCGGCTACCGACGGGTACGTGTACGAATTGGATACGGGGTACAGTGCCGACGGAGCCAACTTGGACAGTTACTTCTACACCATGACCATGGCTGGTGAGGAGAAGCATTGGGATTTGACCAAGGTGTGGCGTTACCTATGGCTCACAGTCGACAGTCCCGGTGCGTGGAACCTGGACGTGAAGTGGTGGGTGGACAAAGCAGCCACGGAGACCGGGTCGGATACGATAAGTCTTACCAGCACCGGTACCGAGTGGGATGTAGGCACGTGGGACTCGGGTACGTGGGACTCAGGCACCGATCGCAAGACGGTTCGCATAAACCTCGCCGGATGTGTCGGCAGGACCATACAGTTCAAGTTTGGGAACAGCGGGGTGGACACCCCATGGTCCATTTACAGACTTGAGGTAGAATACAACCTCAGGAGCAGGAGATACTGATGGACATTTCTACAGAAGTGATCTCAAGGAATAATTCTTCACCGGCTACTGCATCTACTGCATCTACAATGATAACCGGGGTACGTAGGTCTTCAGCCCCGTCGTTGTACACGGCAGCGACGTCACCTACGCCTATACCCACCACCACGGTGCAGACTACGGCGGGGGTGTACCACGACGTACCAACACTCAGGCAGACCCATCAGATGCCTCTTACGGGAGCACCTGGGTTCCAGTCGTATGACCAATCGGGTACTGCAGGTTATGGCGCATACAATAACCATATAGACACGCCGGATATATATAGGAACTACTTAGACAGGCAGTACGGTACCGCCGCAGTTAGCCAGGATGTGGGCCAGTTTATGGGTATGGTCAATGGGCGTACCCAATGGGACTTCCAGCGTGAACAGGTTCAGCAGCAGTTCTCAGATGAGCAACAGAGACAGATAGAGCAGTTGGATGCCTACTTGGCATCACAAGGTATTTCTGGTGGAGCGGCGGCCCAAGCCCGCAACGATTTGATACAGCAGCTTTCCTTACAGCGTGCTGGTGCCATGAATGAGATAGGGCAACAGGAAGCTGCGTTCTTGTCTGAAGCGGCTATCGGGTTGCAGCAGCAGAGATTCTCCAGGGAAGAGCGTCTTGGGGACCAGGCGTTCACAGCAGACATTACTTACGCCCAGCTTAACCAGCGTGAACGGGAACTTGCCGAGCATGGCCGTCAGTTCGATAACAGGATTGACTTCGATGCGTGGGCCACGGAACAGGGGTACACGGACAATGAACGCCAGAGGGTATGGCAGGCTTTGCAGAATGACGAGGATCGCAGGCTCACAGCCGCCGAATTGCAGGTTAAGGTCGACGACATGCGTAACCAACTCGCCCTCGACTATGAGAGACTCCGTACTTCCGTCGGTCTCGAGCGTGAGCAAATCCTATATAACATATGGGAGACGGAACAGCAGGTCGCTTCTACCGAGCGTACCCTGCAGTATCGTACGTGGGCTGATCAGCAGTTGGCCGTCCTCAACAGTGACCTTGAGATGGGGCGTTGGGAGGATCAGACCCAGATCACCCAGAGGCAGACAAGCTATTACAACATGGGTAAGGCCGGGGTCGAGATACCTGCGGATCAGTTGGAGGCCCTCAGGACACAGGATCCACTCGCTTACTACGCCTATCTGGATGGTCGGGCCGGTCTGTCATCCGCAGTGTTCGACGCCAACATGTCGCTGCGGGATACATGGTTCAGGGCTTCTATCACCTCGATTGGTGACTTAGAAGGTCAGCAATTCATTGATGCCATGAATTCCATCTTCGTATCGATGGATACACTGTTCGGAGAGGGTGGGCAGTTCTACCAGCAGTCTCCGTTGACCGAGGGATTCCCGGTGGGTATGTTCGCGTATAACCCGTATGCGTCAGCATCTGTTGCATCGGGTGCTACTGTAACCACGGCGTCCACTGCACCGGGTGCTACTGTAACCACGGCGTCCATTGTACCAGGTGCTACTGTAACCACGGCAGTTGGGGCGAATATCTATACAGGGTCGTATGCCCCGGGTGACGCCAACGCCGGGTATATAGCTCCGACGGGGACCATACTGAATGGGATACAGCCGTATGTGACCAATGGCCCGGGGTACCCCACACCGGCTAACGGTGTGACGGCTACAGTGGGGCAGTCAGGGCAGACTACGTTGTGGAGGGGAAATCTTCCTAACACCAACGTGTGGCAGTTTAACAACTACACGCCTCAGTACTCATTCACGACTCCTCAGGCAGTGGCTTTCGTGGCCAACCCGCCAGCGGTGGATACAGCCTACGCCAGCCATTACCTGTATGACGATGCCTCTTTGCGTGCCGCAGCTTCCACCAATATGTCTGGGGCTGCAGGGTGGGGTGCCGTTCAGCTTTCGGGTGGTACCGGTCATTACGGGACCTACGAGAGCTCGATCGCCATGCTGTTGAACAACGCAGGTCGTGCAACGCAGCACTCGGGTCAGACTGTGGTGACCCCCAATGCACGGCACGTGGTGGACCCGAGCACATTCGTGCCTGTGGATCCGGAGTACTTTGATCAGCTGCTGGCAGAGGGCAACACCGAGGCATTGGTGGACATCGCCAACGGCAATAACCGGTTCGTCAACATAGGTGGTCAGCCGTTTGTGGTGTACCAGCCGCGTGATGCTGCTGGAAACCTGCTGAATGGTATGACGTTGATGAGCGTGACTGACCCGACGTACACCATCGATTGGGTATCCGGTGGTACACCTGTCAACCCTGTAACGTCTTCCGGGAGATAATATGTCGACAATCGCTGCATTACTCACATTGGCAACCGGTCTGGCGAGTGCTGTTGGTTCTGAAGAGGATGAAAAAAACAAAGAAGAGTACGATGCAAAGCTCAAGGCATGGCAGGAGCATAACGAGCGCATAGACGCAATCAACCGCGAACGTGCGTACCGCCAGAAGCGCCGGGCTATCATGGGAAACGCCGTGGGCTCTA